GGCTTCCTGCTGCTTCAAGGCTCCAATGATCTGCTCTTCGGTGTATCGCTTCTTCTTCATAGTCCTTCCAGGTTCTTACCCGGTCAGACTAACTCTGCAAACGCTATGGTTTTCGGGGGCGGCACCAGTAGGTAGGACAACGACGCCATAATAATATGGCGTCAAATTCATTTATTTTAGCTCTTGTCCAAATAGCCGAGGAAGAAGGTTCAACAGTTTCCCTAGAGGCAATCCGCAACAAGGCTTTTGAAAAGATAGCGGGGGGCGAAGCTAAAACCCTTGTTAGTTCCTCCATTCAAGGGAAGAGCTTCAATTTTAACTTAAGTAAGTCGGCAGATGTTCTTTTTGCCGAGGTTTCGGAGGCCATTCGTATTTACAACGAAGGCGCAAACTCTTACAGCGTCTTGGATTTTTCGGGGATATAAAAATGAATATCTTTGAAAAAATCGCTAGTGCTTTTGCACCAAAAAAAGAAGCCCAAACATTACCCGTTGCCGGATATGAAGGCGCACAAAATTTCACTTATGACCGTTCGTTTCTTTACAAAACAGGCCACGACGAAGAGACGCAGGTAACTTATGCACGTGCCGAGTTGCTAGAAACAACCCGGTATTTGATTAAGAATTCTCCCATCTTGGAGAAGATTCGCTTAACGGTTGAGAACTATTCAGTAGGGCCGGGGATTAGTGTACAAGCCAACTCATCCGACAAGGAGTTTAATAAAACTTTAACAAAGCAATTTGATAACTGGTGCCGTTCTCCTCTGTCATCCCATCTAAATGATCTAACTTTCTACGAGATTCAAAGGCTTGTTGCATCTGAACTAATCATTGCCGGGGAAGTGTTCCTAGTGCTCATGAAAAGTTCTAAGGGGTGGCCCGAACTTCAGATTGTAAAATCAGAGAGGGTTAAAAGCACTGGCAAGAAAAGTGACAAATCTGTTGATGGATTGTTTTTGGATGGGGATGGGCGAGTGGTTGCTTACCAAATTTTCTTTGGAAAAAAGCCTACGACTGTTCAGGCGCAAGATGTAATTCACATAAAGAGAGTGACAGAGCCGGGGCAACTTAGGGGTATCTCTACTTTTGCCTCTGCATTGAACGCTTTGAGAGACCACAAAGACTTAGTACTTCTAGAAAAGAAAGCTTTGAAAGCTCATAGCGTCTTTGCGGCGGCTGTTAAAAAGAAGAGCGGCGGGGATGTCGGGGATGGAACCTTTGGGGCTGCTACCCGCAACAATACCAAGAGGGCCGGGACGAGAGCACAAGCCAACCCAGCTTTAGAAAGAATAGTAGGGGGCGGGCAAGTTGCTTATCTCGCCGAGGGCGAAGAGTTGCAGCTTATGGCTTCTTCCAGAACCAACGATGCTTACCAAGGGTTTTTAAACTTCTTGGAATTGTTGGCTAGAGAAGTCTGCTTAACATCCGGCTTGCCATATGATTTTGTAGTCAACCCGAACCAAACAGGGCCGGGAATGAGGTTTATCATCTCTGATGCGGCGGCTGTTTTTGAAGCCATTCAGCTTCTAATCACAGATCGATTAATTGCTAGAGTGTTCCCATGGGTTGCGGCAAGCCTCATGAAGAGAGGCGATATTACTTTGACCCCTCCTAATGACTGGTACTTGCACAGTTGCACCCTTCCCGAATCCATCACGATTGACCAAGGAAGACGGGATGCAGCCGATTTAAATTTCTTAAACGCGGGTCTTACTACCTACGACGAATTCTATTCAGCTAGAGGGAAAAACTGGGAAGCCCAGCTATCACAGCGAATCAACGAGCAAGAGTGGATCATCAAAGAATGTGAGAAGCGAAACATACCCCCACAAATATTTATAAAGGAACTACCTACCAATGAAACTAACTAAAATACTTGAACAGGTTTATAAAAAACCTTGGGCTATTTTACCTTCTACCCATCAGAGCATCCAAGATTTGCTTAACCGCAAGCTTGCCGGAGAAAGCATGGATTTTCCTTTGACCGAGGAAGAGCCACTCACCCAGATCGTTGGAAAAGTTGCCGTTGTAAATGTGGCCGGGGTGATACTCCCAAAAGCTTCATTACTTGAACGCACATGCGGGGCATTTTCCCTTGCCGAGTTTAAAAACGAGATGGCAAGTCTGTTAAAAAATCCATCTATTGAAACGATTATTCTAAACATTGATTCGCCGGGGGGAGTAGTAACTGGCTTGCCCGAAGCGGCTAAGTTTCTTGCCAAGGTTGCCGACGAAAAGAACCTCGTTGCGTTCACGGATGGTCAAATGTGTTCCGCTGCCTACTGGCTTGGCTGTCAGGCTTCTACTCTTTTTGCCACTGCATCAAGCGAAGTGGGGAGTATCGGGGTTTACTGCGCCCATATAGACCAAACAAGGGCGATGGAGCTAGAGGGCTTAAAGGTGGACCTTTTCAAGGGCGGCAAACATAAAGCCATGGGCTTTCCCGGCATTCCTTTAACCGAGGAAGAGCGGGGCATCATACAAGCCGGGGTTGACAAGACTTACTCCCAGTTCAAGCAGGCTGTTTTGGCTAACCGTAACGTTGATGACGAAACCATGCAGGGGCTTACCTATGACGGGGATGAAGCTCTTGACCTTGGCTTGATCGACAGCATCGAAGACGACTTAACCAAACTAATCCAATTTTATAACCAGTCTTAATAGGACAACAACGGAAGTGTATAATATGAAGAAAAATTTAAGAGAAATTGCGGAAGAATATAAGGGACAAGTGGAAGCTCTTGCCAAACAAGCGGCTGAAGTCCCTTCTTTGCGGGAAAAAATCGCAGCTTTTGAAGCTGAAAAACTTAACCTTACAAATGATTTAGAAACACTTAAAGCCTCTTTGGTTTCCAGCGAAACAGAGAAAGAAACTTTCAAAGCCCAGCTTGCCGAAGCCCAAACAAAGATTACAGCAATGCAAGCCGAAGCAGCTTCAACTGATGAAAAGGCTTTAGAACTAATTGCAGGTCTCGGAATTATCAAAGCTCCTGAAGTTGAGCCCGAACAAGAAGGCGATTCAGCCGAGGCAATCAGGAGCAAATACCTTGCAATCTCTGACCCTGTTGAGAAGGGCAAATTTTACGAACAGAATAAAGAAATCATCATGAATGGTTTCTAATAGGACAACACAACAATTTAAAACATAACAAAAGAATAAAACAAAATATATGGCAAACTCACTCGGCGGTCTTAACAGCACACTCATTGCCCAAAGGGGCTTGGAAATTTTAGTAAACAAACTTCCCGTTATCGGAAGCATTGTAACAGACTTTTCTGATGCTGATGTGCATTACAATCAAACAATCACAACCCGTATTCCAGACGTTGGAACGGCACAAGACTTTGACCCTGATACTGGTTTCGTTGCTGCGAATGCTTCCGGCCAAGATGTCAGCGTTACGTTATCCAAGTTCAAACACGCTACCTTTGGTTTCGGAAATGCTGAAATGTCCAGCACCAACCGTAACTTGATTGAAGACTATGCCCAGAGCTTTGCCGTTCAAATCGGTGATACAGTCATGGCAGATATTTCCGCCCTCTTCACTTCGGGCAACTACGCCAACGCCACTACTCAAGCTCTTGCTACTGCTACCCGTAAGACCATCATCATTGAAGCCAACAAGGAACTTTCTAAGCGCAAAGTGCGTTCTGACCGTTTCGCTATCTTCAACTCTGATTTGTATGCGGCTGTCATGGGTGATGATTCGATGTTTGATCTTAACTATAACGGTGGAAGCCGTAACAATGTTGAGGCTGAACCTACTCTTGAAGCTCATGGCGTTAAAATTTCTGAATACGCGGACCTTCCTACAACTGCCAATTTGATTGGTGTTGTGGGTGCCAAAGATTCGATTGTTTTCGCTTCTAGAACCCCGGCTGATGAAACTCTTGCCCTTCCCGGCGTTACTGCCCCCGGCAGAATCACCAAAGTTACTGACCCCCGCACTGGCCTTAGCGTCCAAGTGAGAGAGGTTATTGACTTGAAGCTTGGTAAAGTTTTCGTCACCTACGCTTTGATTTACGGTGTGGCCAAAGGTAACGCCAAGTCATTGCAGCGCATCAAGAGCGCCTAATCTAACTTAATCTAGTTAATCAAAATTCCCGGTAAGAAACTCTCTTGCCGGGTTTTTTGTGTCTATGGCTACTTTCATAAGTCTTTGTAACGAATGCCAAATTACAAAAGCAGAAAAAGTGCCTGTGATATAATAGGGCCGATGAATGTAAAAATCTACCTACGCAAAATCACGGCAACTACCTATTACCTTTCCCCACTTGCCAAGGGAACCAAATACAAAGACTTACTTGTTGAAGCAGAGACAGCAACGGAAGCTTTGGAGAAATATAAGCGTCATCACAAAAGCCAACAAGGACAAACCCCCGTTGGTATATATGAACGACTTTCTAGAATTTTCCGAAACGGCATTGAATGAAGCTCTAGGAGTATTCGCCGATCGTATCCAATATGGCGGCAAGTCCATTTCTTGCGTGGCAAGTTCAATCACTTTTGAAGAAGAATTTGAGCTAGGCGGAATCATGGCGAAGACGGGTCTTCAAGTTACTTTGCCCTTGAACGAGGTGCGTTTACTAACTATTGCGATAGGCCAATACCTGACCTACAAAGGAAATCGATTCAAAGTTATAGAAATTGCTGATGACGATATTTCATTAACCCTTACTTGCGTTACCGACAAAAAATGATCGAAGTTGACTCTTCCAACTTCAAAAACAAGATTAGGCAGTATGCCAAAATAGCAGGCAAAAGCCTGAATGATGCCTTGCTAGAAGAAGCTAAATTTACTGCAAAGCGCCTCATGGAACTTACCCCGCCAAAGAATGCGGCCCAGGGAAAAAAACGAATAGCAATAGATATAGGTTCACTGTTTTTAAAAGCTACTTGGTTTCTGGATGTCTTCCATTTTACCAACAAGAAAATCGATGAGCGGGTAAAAGAGCTTGTACGAAACAAAGACGAAGAGGAACTAGGCAGAGTGTTTAGACGTTCCAACAGTTTAAATAAGATCCATTTAGAGGGCTTCGATTCTTCCCGGCATAAGAAATACAGGCGCAATGGGCGGGTGACGGTCAAAGAACCCAACTCATTCCCATTGACTGAACAGGCAGCTTTAAAGACCTACGAAAAAGACAAGCATAAGCTTGCGGGGTATTGTAAAAATGCTTGGGCCAACTGTTATACCATTTTAGGCGGGGCAGTAGCGGGGTGGCTTACCAAATTCAAGCGGGGCCAAGTCATCAAAAAACTACAGGGCAACAACCCGTCAGTAACTTTAGTAAATACGGTTGGCTATTTTGATTATTTGAATAGACGGATGAAGATTGTTTCCCGTTCATTGGATGGGCGGGAAAGGGACTTGGCCAAAAAGATAAAAAACAACCTGAAAAGGGCTAAGGATTCGGCCGGGTTCAAGTAAGGACATCTTGCCCATGGGTATGGTTCATGTACCCAACATCCTCGAAAAGTCTCTTGTAGAGCATTTTAAAAGCAGTCTTAGCACTAGCTACAACATTTACCGGGGCTTTTCGGCTTCAGAATATTCTACCCCTTGCGTCATTGTGGCGGCGGGAAGAACTACAGAGTTAGAACCCCATGTGAACGTCTTTGCCGTTCAAGTTGCCGTAATGGTTTTGACCACCATCGACGAGGACTCCGAACCACTGGAGAGCCACGACGAAACAACACAGGCAGTTTACGACTTGTTGCGGGACGATCTTACCCCGGCTGTTGGCACTACGGGTCAACTACACCTTGCAGGGCACTTCCTAGAGAGCATGGAGCAAGGCCGGGAAGAGCGGCTCTTGACTACCGCCCTCAATTACACCTTTCACGTTGAGCGTTTGCCACTCGCATAGGACAAGTGGCAATTGGAAACCAACTAAAACGAATCACAAATAAATATGACTGAACAAGGCACTAAATTTTTCTCTTACGGCGTTCCCGTAGTTACTGGATGGGTATCTCAAGACTTTGGTATCAAATCCGCCAATGCAAACATTCTTGAAATATTTGACGAGAAGGGAAACCGCATTACTTCCCGCCAAGATGATTTAACCAAAGAATTGAACGTCAATTTCTACTTGCGTTCTGGTTTCAATGCCCCTGTAGCAGGTGACGTAATTAATTACTACAATGGTGTAACGGCTCCCTCTGCCTCTGGCACATATACCACCCAAAAATACGAAGTTTTGTCGGTTGATTTAGCCGGAAGTTCCAAGGACTACTTTAAGTATTCCTTGAATGCTAAGGCCTCTGAATTCCTTACCTTGGTTTAATTAAGAGGCAGGGGAATGTTAAAAAACTCCTCTATCTTTCTGGAAGCTTTCTTGCATGTGCCACATACCCTATGTGGCCGGAAGCTTAAACCCTTTTGCTTGGCGCATCTGTTGGTTTTGGACCACTTAGAAAGTCCTTTCATTGCCGGGGGTAGTCCCAAGCTTCAAGACGTTCTAATTGCTGCCAATGTATGCAGTGCCGGAAGCTTCGATGCTATCCAGATTAATTTAGGCAAGTGGGGTTTGTTCGATTCTTTCTATAGCCTAACTAAAGAGCTTCCCAAGTTTGAAGCCTACTACAAAGATTTTGCCCTCCTTCCTGACTTCATTTCAAAGCAAGGCATGGCGGGTAGTGGGGTTGATGGGTTGCCTTGGTCAATCTGCCTTGTCATGAGGGCATTGCAAAATTCCTCTTACACCATGGAGCAACTTATGTTTTTGCCTCTTGCTCAACTGGTATGGATCACACTCGGGGTAAACTTCATCGAATCAGGCGAAACCATCGTTGAAACTGACAAAGATAAAGCCCTCCTTGCCCAGCTTAAAGCCTTGGGGATTTAAGGACATTGCCCGTTAGAGGCATATGTCAGATGTAAAAGTAAAAATATCCACAGATAACTCTAGTTTTTCTACTGGTTTAAAAAAGGCAGAGGGCCAGGTTTCCACTTTTGGCAGTAACCTAAAGTCGTTTGGCAACGGGATTAAAAGCCAATTTGCCAGCATAGGGGCAGGCATTGCCGGGGCTTTTGCCATCACTGGTATTCTAAACTTCTTTAACAATTTGCGGCAGGAAATGGACCGCATCCAGAAAATAGGCCAGCAACTATCATTGCCAGTGGAAGAAGTGCAGAGGTTAAAGGCAGCATCAGGACTGGCAGGAAGTGACATAGAAGCTCTTGTGAAGTCAATGAGAAAGGGGCAGGCAGCGGCACTTGACGCATCAAAGGGCAACAAAGGGCTTTCTGACGCTTTCAAAACACTTGGGGTGGATGCCTTGGCGTTTAGCCAAATGGGCTTGGAAGCCAAAGTTCTCGAACTGGCTAAAGCACTCGAACAAAGCGGAAATGAAATAGCGGCCAACGATGCATTACTTACAATTTTAGGACCAAAGGCGGCAGAACTGATGCCTTTGCTTAAGTCAGGCGTTGAAGCTATCTCAAACGAACTTCAGAGAGCTAGCACTGTAACACAGGAAAACATAGACGACATTGCAGAAATGAATGATGCGATCGATCGAGTAAAAAATGACATTTCCGCAGGTCTAGCTCCAGTCATTGCTTTTTTATTCAAACTTGTCAGCACGTGGATCATATGGGTTCAGTCGAATATTGAAGCACTCAGTTTTTCAATCATTGCATTGGGTGATGTTATCGGAACTGCCTTTAGTGACGGCTTTGATGCGGCCAAAATAAAATTGGAAGAATACCGCAAAGCGTTCAAAGAAATGACTGGTGAAGCAGGCAAGGAAATCAAGGGTATCTGGGATAAAAATGAACCTAAAAAGCCCAATCCCGCTAGTGGACTAAATGAAACAACCGAACAATCAAGCGGAGAAGGTTTACCAGTAGCGCAAAGCCTCAAGGAAAAGAATGATGAGAGAATGCTTTTGAAAAAACGTGAGGCATTTTCACTTGAACAGAAGAGGGCAATTTTGCTCAGTGAAATTGAAACAAATAGAAACCGTGCGACTGCCAGTCAAACTGAGGGTGAGCGGGAATTATTCCGTGAAAAAATTCTCAATGCCCAAGATGAGTTGGACATAATCAACAAAAATATTGAGGCTGAAAAGGATGCCCGTGAAAAAGCGGCTATTGAAGAGCATGACGCAGAAATAGAGAGACAAATTGACCTTGCCGATCTTTCGATAAAGGAACGCCAGAAAGAAGATGAGGCAAAGGCAAAGGGTGAATTGGAAGAGGCCGAAAGTTCACTTGCTGAGGGTGAGAAGAAGCTTGCCGATATGGAGGCCAATAGTTTCCAACTTGACATGGACCAATTCCAAAGGGCAGGGGGAAGCTACGGCAACGAGGGCAGAAGTGAACTTGACTCCACTTTCAATGCAGAAAAGCAAGCCATAGAAGAGCAGAAGCAAACCAACAACCTTTTGCGTCAGTTGGTAAACAACTCCAAGGCCACAGTGCAAGGGCTAACTAGTGCCTAGTTGGACACGCACGCCATAGGATATGGCAACATCACAAGGCGCAACGACTGAAATACTACAAAAAAGAGGGCTGAAGCTGAATGCCGATGGTGATTCAGAATATTATTTTGAATATATTTCGCCCTCTGGAACTGCATTCAATTACCCAGCCCTTGGTTCTGTTCTCACTGGAATTTCCGGGATAAGCGGAAACTACAAGCTAGTAAGAGCAGAGAGTGACGGGCTCCAGAAACAAGGCTACTACAGCAAGAAACTCTCCTATGTCTTAAAAAGAGACGAACAAGATTTGCCCGTAGGCTCCTACACTACCTATAGCGAATCAGCAGCGGCGGCAGTAGTCCCAATCACGCAGCATCCAGATTTTGAAACTTTGTCAGGGACTCATGGTTACGACCCGACAATAGGCTTACTAGGTGATCGTTTCGGAATAAACATCTGGTATAAACCCAGCGTGCAAGTTACCAAACGGGAATTTTCAACATCGAATTTGACTAGCCGTTTTGAAGATATTGGCACCCTAGAGACTCCCGGAGGAGGCTACGGAGGGGCCAACAAGTGGCTAGTAGTCGGGACTACCCGTAGCAAAGCGCCCGATGGCAATACAAGGGAAACTACATATTTACATAGTGCCGAGCCATGGCCAACCGATATTTATACGTAAAAAAAGAATATGGACTTCCCATCAATCAAAGCAAATTTTAACAAAGCGGGTTGGGATAGTCTCGTTGCGATGGTGCAAAGAAACGTATTACAGCCGGGCAAGGGCTATGGACTTCGAAGCACCATTGGCGGGACAGCCTTGGAGTTGTTTCCGTCAAAGGGCGTTTCGGAAACCGTGGACGGAGGACACCCTTACAAAGGCTATGACTTCTCCGATGGAAGCACCCCGAAAGTTGCCGTCCAGTATGGCAGTCACAACAGTATCGTCCCTACAATAGCAGGTGTGCCCCTATCTGCCGACTTGTCATTAAACCTCGTAACATTGACTACAAGTGCAAAAATCGTCTATGCGGAGTTGAGCTTAAATGGTGGGGGTTCAATCACCAGCGCTTCGATTCAGTCAAGCAATTCCACTTCTCCTCCAACAAGCACTAATACTACAGCCTACCAAACACTTTTTGGCGTGTTGGTAACGGTTACTAGTGGTGTGGCAAGTGTGGCAGTGTCAGACAATGTTCTAGGTTCACAGGCTTATCAAAGGTGCGGAGGAAGCCATTTGTTCGGCTTGGTATAGTTTATGCCCGGAATTAACCTGCTAGGAACGTGCAACCAGATTGCCGACATTTCGGGAGCGATATCGCAAATCACACTAAATGTTGGGTGGAATAATTATGGAGACGGTTATGCGGAGTTTGATTGCGATCCACCGTTATCTAGTTTTGAAAGTTGTGCGCTAAGGGCAGACTACGACTACGACGTTTCGCTTAACTATAGCTACACTTGGAATAGGATAGAATATAATCCAACAAAAACCATAGACCAGCAGCTAAGCGAGAACAGAGGGGGCTTTCTACTTTTTGCAACTGGTTGTTGCCCCTCTTGCTTCCAACTTCGCTTGGCAACTCCTACGGGAGTTAACGCTTCGTTGAGTGCTGGGGGCTCATACACTGACAGGATTTATGATTGTCCCGATGACTACGAGTGCGGTGCGAGCACAGTTTCGCTTGTTCCCGGAACAGCTACGGGGATAGTTCCAACAGCGTTAAAGCTGGCCGCAACAGGATGCACAGGAGCATTTACTCCGAGCGCCTCGAATAGGTTGCAACTTACTTTTCCAACCCGCTCAAATTCTACTGTAGGCACTTCTTGCAACGCCTTTGAGCAACTCGAAAGCGATTGGCAGTCCTACGGCGGGAGCATTGGAGGTGGAACTGCTACCTTTTTCTTGGATTTTGGCGATTTACCGGGCACATACGTCTTTGACGGTGACTTAGCACCAATAAATGTTAGCAATACGGATGGTTGTGAACCATACGGTTATAACTTGAACAGGGAATTTTCGGCTCAACTCACAATTTCATGAACAGGACTGGGAAAATCAAAAATGGGATCACTGAATATTATGTGAATTTGCCAAGTCCAGAATCCCCCGTTTTGCTAACTTATACACATAAGCATCGGGAGGCCAGAAGCATGGAGGAGCAGGAGAATATTTTAACAAAAGTTTGTCCATCATGCAGGTTTGGCATGTGGAACGGATCATTTTGCCTTGGATGCAGTGGGGAAGGGTGCTTTTCGAACAGGGTTGCCACAAAGAATATGCATTGCCCAAAGGGTGAGTGGTAAAACTAGGACACTGCCATAAGTGTATATGGCAACTGAAAGTTTAGATTTTTATATTGACCTTGATTCAAAGCGCCTTGTTCGCCCAAATGATTTTTCAATTGGCCTTCGCCAAGTGGAACTTGCCGAGGGCTCCAGCATCAGCGGCTTTGCACGGCTTGTTAGTAATGGCACTGCAATTCCAACTGGTGGCATTTCATATTTTTCTCTCGAACTTGCCAACGACAAAAACGACACGGCACTAAGGAACTTCAAAGCAAGCGGTAACTCATACGGCTTGGACATCATTGGGGCTACCTTACGCAACTACCTATACAACACAGACTCTAAACGGGGTTTATTAAATATTGCTTTGACCAACAGCGGCCAATCCTATTTTTTGCAATCCTTGCCCGTTGTTTTAACTTCGAATCCTGATGAAAACTTGGTTAGCAACGGGGATACATTTATCCAGAACGGTGCAACAGTATATATCCAGCAACATAGCGGTAATATTGTATCTAGTTTAGTAAGTATAGAAAATAGCAATGGAACCATTCAGGCCACCGGGCTAAGCATCGAGCAGGCAAACATCAGCAATAGCACAGTAAACTTTAGTGGAGTTGGGTACGTTACTGGTCCAGCCAACATTTCCGGGGGGGTAAATAGCACCCAAGGGAGCACGTCAATAATCGGCGGCAACAATGAGGTATCAGGTTTGGTCAACATTTCCGGCAACGCCAACGTCACGCTCTCCAACGTGTCTATTTTGGGCGGCAATAACACCGTTACCGAAACCCAAAACGTAAATATTTCTGGGGGCAACAATACTGTCCAAGGTTTTACGGCAACGTTTTATTCAGGGCAAAATATTGTCACTACGGAATCAACCGTTATTGTTAATGGAGAGGCTGATATTTTAATTAATGGCGGGGCTGCAAACGTCTATGGAAACGCCTACGTCTCTGGGGACATCACTTTTAACGACAACAATGCGCCAACCACAATCAACAATTCGACAGTTGGGTTCAGCGGCACAAGCACAGTCACGCTTAACAGCGGCATTGTTCAGGGCGGCAATAACAACCTCTACGGCAACGCCACAGTTAACGGGGGCACAAACATTCTTTCCGGGTCAAGCAAAGCCTCAATTACATTTTGGCTGGATACAGTTTTTACAGGAAATGCGGTGCAAGAACTTTGGTTGCCGGAGGATGTTACCTTTACCGGGTTGAGACTGGGGGCGGCTGTAAGTGGCCGTGGCGGTGTCCATTTGAACAGCGGGGCCAGCGGTCTTTTATTAAATTACCCACTGGTTGGCCAGCTTTACCAGAGAACCCCGCAAAATAATGCCATTCAGTTTGCAAGCTTCACTTTCAACAGCGGGGAGCTTTACCAAGTGAGCGGAGCAAGCAACGTTCAACTTTCCGGCAACAACCGTCTTGGCATTAATATATTATCTGGTTTGTCGGGAATCCAAGGGTTTTCGGTCGGGCTTTATGGCTATCAAACCTACGGGGCTTAAAAAATGTTAGTTTTACAAAGCAAATCACATTTTCATGGGCTTGACGACGATGCCGTTCTATATGCCCGGAGGGTTTTTTTTGGCAGCGGAAAAGTAATCCAGCGGCATGAACTCCAAGACATCTCCGAATTCATTAAAGGTCTAAAACAACTTAATTTATGGCCTTTCCTCACTGAAGCTTGGCTTTTACGCTCCGGCCAAAATGCTGGGACTGGAATTACCGTTTACGGTTTAAAAGGGGTCAGTAACGGAACACTTATTAATGGTTTGACTTGGGGCTCAAGCGGAATACAGGGGACACTTCAATCCCAATCAATATCTACAACCCTTAACCCTAACAATGTTACAGAACTTAGTGCATATTTCGCAGTTAAAGAACCAACTACATCAAGTAATCGTGTAAGCTTCTCTTTGACTAATTTTGTAACCACGCACTTTGGTTTAAGCGTTCGACAGCCAAACAGTAATGCGGCGGCAAGTGCAAGGAGAACGATAGCAGATACGAATGTAAGCATATTTCCCGATTCCGGTACATCGCTCACAGCGTATTGTTGGGCTATGAACTGTACAAACTACGCAAATGGCACTATTTATGGAAATCTAAACGGAAGTACTGCAACTGGCGTTTTGGCATCGTCGGGCAATCTAATAGCCCCAACAAACGCTACTTTCAATATAATGTCGAATGGCGACGGCGGTAATTATAACAAAGAGGCCTCTGTTGCAATTGTTTTTACAAAAGATGTCAGAAACTTTGCCAGCGCAATTCACAATCTTTACAAAAACACCCTCGGCAAAGGATTGGGATTACCTTAATAAATATATGCCTACTAAAAATTTCAAACGAGAAAGATATAATAATCAAAACAATAATGAACTACATCGAAAAAAAACTCCTCATACCCAAAGACAAAAATATAGATTCTTTGTCTGAATTATTTTTGCAAGTTTATCAAACCACCCCCATGCATTGGGATGATACCGAAAAAACAAGAATGCGCCCGGCTCAATTGAGCGACGGAAGTATTGCGCCAACGCCAGAATTGGACGAGGAAGGAAATGAAACTGGATTTGTGAGTATTGTTGCGTTGTGGCCGGAGTCTTTTTTCAATGACATTTACTCGCCAAGCGAGACTTTGCCGCTTGAAGCTTTAAACGGTTTGGAGCGTCTTCAGTTTCAAAAATAGGACAAACCCGATGAATATGGCCCCCAACTACAACTCCAACGACTTTAATGCTGTATTCTCAAGGTTGGAAACCTTGCTTGAAGCACAAGCCAACTCTTTGGAAGAAATTAAAAACAATACTGCCAAGCTTCAGGAACGAGTTGAAAAACTTGAGGGCTGGAACGTAAAGCAAACGGGGTTTGTTGCCGGGGTTGCTGGAGTAGTTAGCTTCCTTTTCGCTTTTTTCAAAAGCCTATTGGCCTAATTCAATTTGGCAAAGTGGTTCAGGGTTTTCTTTTGTAAACAAATAAAATGAGTTGGTTGGCTCATGGTAGCCGGGAAAGGCTAACTCCTGTGTATCGAGGTTTTGCACGTGCCATATACCTTTAGCCCTTTGGGACGGAGGCGACAACCAAGGCCAAGGGACAGTCACGTTTGGTCTTTCGTGAGCCCGCCAAAATAAACAATTGGATTTGGTTGGGGAGGGTGGGGGCGAAAAGTAAATGCCGGAAATGAGTTGCATAGGTTATTTCTTTATTATTTTAGTCTTATGCTTTGTTGGGATCGTTTTCTCATCAAGAAACTTTGTATTAGGGCCGCAAAACGCTTCCATAAATCGCTCTCTTCTCTTATTGCAATAATGCGTCTTATCATTCTTTTGTCAGGCTGTTGACTTTTGTTAGTAATTTCCATAATTATTTGATTTCCATCTTCAAGGGAATTATTGACCTGATAAGCTGGCAGTCAGTTTCTTTAATAAAGAATCCATCAGCCATAGGCAAAAGGTTGATACCCATTTGGCGGCACTTCATGAACGCTTCATTTACTAAATCGCTTTCCCATCTTTGCATGATGGCTTGGGGCTTTTCGTCTTTACCCATTAGGAGTTGTCTAATTTCTGGGGCGATCTTGTCAAAGAAATCAGTGATGCGTTTTTGTTGGCAGTTTTTTTTGTAACTCTTGAAGCACATGGCCTTTTGAACTGTGCCCTTGAATGCGCCTTTTCCGTTAATCGCAATGCCACAGGCGGCGGCAAGATTTATATAGAACCCTTCACCCTCAAACAAATTCAAGAATTTGGCTTTCTGATTAGCATCCTGAATTTTTGTTGCGAGAATGGCAAAGTGAGCACTGACGATATCAAGCTCAACTGGCTTTTCGCCATCGATCAAATACAGGTGGCGCTTATCTTTCGTGTAGGGATGCAGTAAGGTATGGTGTGTTCTGCCTGTTTTCGTTTGTTTGGCGTTGGCATGGCCGGAATAGACCTTTTCCAACGGGGTAAGCTCAGACTCAGTAAGGGAAACTTGCACCAAGGCCTCTAGGTCAACCCTGATGCTGTTTTTAAATACCTTTGATACTTCCCGGCAAATAGGATTGTCAAAATTGGTTGTATCCGCATCAGGAGGCAGAATTGCCAGCTTCTTGAATATAAATTTCTTTCTGATGGGTTGGGATGCTATGAGGCGGCGAATGTTTGGCGCAATGAATATGGCTTTGCATTCGCCCTTGATCTTTTTGCCGCCTTCATAGGTAGGCCGTTTATAACCTACATACTTCTTACTGCCCCCGGTCCTTAGCTTGATGAGGCCGCATTCCTGAAGCCTTTCTAGGCAGCGGCAATAATGCCGCTTATTTATTCTTTTAAATTTATCACAGGGGAAAAGAAGCCGGGAGTATGGTTCGCTTTTTCGATGTAGGGCAAAGAGTTTAGCAATGATTAGGCTTAGAATTCTAGATTCTGAAACTTCCATCTCCCGGCTAAAGTAGTTACGGTAAAGAGCATTCAGCGCTTCAATTTCTAGTATTTCTATTTTTATCTTATGCTTTTTCAATTGCTTTAACTTTTTGCCCTATACTATATTACAGGTAAAAAGGAAAAAAACTTAAAGTATTTTACGTTTTGAATACTTTTTTTTTAATTGGGCGACCTTTAAGCCAAAATTTAATCCAATTTTATTAATACTAAGTAGATTGTACTCTAGTACTTAGTCAATCTAAGTATAACAAAGCCCCAATAACAATCCTAGCTTACTTTCCTCCCTACTTATCGTACATGTGGGAACAGATAATAGGACCAACAGAATTAAAATGAATTAAAATACTCTTTATGATGTTTTTCGTGAAAAGTTGTTGTTTTTTTTTTCAAGATTCTGACTATCTAGGGTGCAGAGAGAAACAAAAACAGACGGGAAGAGCCAATTTGCCGATGACTTCGCCACGGTAAAGAGGGCTTGCGAGCATCTCGACATCTCTAGGGCCAGCCTGTACCGCCTGATTGATGCAAGGATAGCGGTAAGCAGGTATTACCCCCACTTGGGCCGGAGAATAAACCTCCAGAAAACAAAAGAGAATCTAGCTCTTTTGAGCGAGGATAATTATTTAACTAATTAATAGCGACAAAATACGCTTGACTTTTCGGAAATTGGTCTAATACTCAGCTAATGAATACAATACAAAGCAATAATCAGATTTGGACGGTTGACTTTACTGAAATGAATAATCAACCCGTATTATATCTTGTCAGCCAGCAAAGAATAGTTGGGTCGGTAGATATTCTTGTTTGCCCTGAAACTTCGACCGTGAAAGTGACATCATCATTTTGAGTTTGGAAGAATGTCCCAATACTTCAAAGCCTCTTCCTTTGTCACAAGTTCCCTATAGCGGGAGAAAATTAGATCACTGCCACTATGCCCCAATTGCAAGGAGGTTTGGGCCACGTTCTCGAACGCTGCAAGGTGGTAGCTTGCAAAGCTGTGCCTTAAGCCGTTCTGGGGCCATTTCAGGCCTAATGAGGAGGCGAGTTTCTCCCGCTCATGGGAAAAATACTCTAATGTATATGGCCACACTCTACCCGTGCTACCCTCATACGGGGCCAGCCAAGCCTTCAAGCAGGGTTGCATCTCGATAAACCGTCTTCTTGCCGTCTTGGCCTTGGAGGTAGGCACTTCCACCAAGCCCTTTTTAAAATGAATGTTGGACCAGTCCAGCCGGGTTAACTCACTCATCCGAACACCAGCAAAAGCGCCAATGGTAAATACGGGCAACATCTTTCTGGGGGAGGCATTTAGGAGTTTCTTTAAGTCCTCTGGCTTGAGGATGGCAATTGGTTCATCCTGGCGTTGTTTGATTTTCGATATTTTGGCCAGTGGGTTTGTGGAGCAATATCCCTGCTTCACCCCCCAGTTAAAAAACGCCGAAAGTACCGTGATGTAGTTGTTAGTGGTTTGGGCACCAATGCCTTTGAGGCCATGCAACCATTCCTGAATCTGTCTATGGCGGGACTCAGCCAGTAACTTGCCCCCAAACTCAATTGAAAACCTTCCCAAGCGGGACTTTGCGTCACGCAACGACACCGCACTGAGGTTTTGCCGTTCTCTTTCGGCAAAGTATTCCTCCAGAGCATCGGCAACTGTCTTCGATGCCTTCATTTCCCCGTTATACCGTAGGTAGAAGCTTGCGGCTTCCGTAAGGCTGACTCCATGAGGTTTTAGGACATTGGAAGCCTGGATGGCGTCCAAACGCAGTTGAACGGGCAAATGCTGCGCCTGTAATCCTTCCTTGCTCGATATCTCCCTAAGTTGATGCAGCTTTGTGAGTGCCTCCCGCTTGGATCGAAAATACAGTCTTTTCCGTTTTCCAAGCTCCCTGTAACCTTCAATACGCCATGGATACTTTTCATGACCATTTGGAACCAGCTTAAGAACTGCTTTTCTCATGCAAAAGAGGGTATGTATCGGGCGACATACTGGCAACAGATTTTCTTCATAGGAGCTAAATAGCTGACATAAGTAGTTGATATAGAACAT